CGCCCGCGCCCGCCAGAAGACCGCCGCCAACCACCGGCCACCGCCCCCCCGCCGGGTGCGGGTCCTTCCGCACGCAAATATAAATAGTACGGGTTCGGAAGCGCAAAATATTTGTAGGTATGAGTAATTTTTTTCGCCTTCCCTTGGCCCTGGGCCGAAAAAAGGAGGGGGGAATTTGTAAAAATTTTGTGACTGGACAACTGTGGCAGGGTTTTGGGGTTAAAATTGTATTGTATAAAAATGAGCCCGTGGCAGAGATGCCGCGGGCATTGTTATTGGTGTGGAAGGAACGGGGGTTTAGAATGCCGAAGCGGAGCGACCGCCGGGATACCGCCAAGGCTGAATACATCGCCCGCAGAAGCAGAGGGGAAAAGGTAAACCTCCGGGACCTTGCCGGAGAACTGGGGATCAGCTATCAGACCTTGCGGAATTGGAAGGCGGCAGACAAATGGGAAGAAGCCTTGCCCCCAAAAAAGCGGGGCGGGCAGCCGGGGAACCGGAACAGTGCCGGAAAGAGAAATGCGGCGGGCAGCCATAAAGGAGCGCCGAAGGGAAACAAAAACGCAGAAAAAGACGGAGCGTACAGCGCTGTCTTTTTTGATATGCTTACCGCTGCGGAAAAGAACCTGGTGGCACAAACGCCCCTGGGAAGTCGGGAAGCCCTGGAACACGAGATGAAGATTCTGAAATTCCGGGAGCATAAAATCCTGGCGAAGATTGCGGACTACGAGGCCGCCCCGGAGGGTGAATTGTATATCAGCGGGCTGTTGGATATGCGGGGTCCGCAGGGAAGCAAGGACGGTGCAAAGCAGAACATCGGGATGTACCAGAAGGACAGCCCGTACCGGCGGATCATGGCACTACAGGAGGCCCTATATAAGGTGCAGGGCCGGATCGCCAAGGTGGCGGACAGCCTGCGGGCCTTGGAGGAAAGCGACCGGAGGTTTGAACTGGAACGGGAGCGGTTGGAAATCATGCGGATGCGGGCCACCGGGACGGTAGAAGTAGAAAGCCAGGAGGAGGAGCCGGAAGAATGACACTGTACACCAGTAAAGCTATCGCAGAATGGTTGGGGTTGACCGAGCGCCGGGTACGGCAACTGCGGGACGAGGGGGTAATTTCAGAGGCCCGGCCAGGACTTTACGCCCTGCGGCCCACGGTGTCCAGGTACATCACCTATCTGCGGAAAGGGAGCAACGACCTGAACGAGGAACGGGCAAAACTGACCAAAGCAAAGCGGGAGGCGGCGGAGATGGAAAACGCCCGCCTCCGGTGGGAATTTTTGGAAGTGGACGAGATCGAAAAAGGACTGCGGACCATGAACCACAATATCCGCAGCCGGTTCCTTGCTATGCCTGCAAAGCTGGCTCCTGTACTGTCAAAGATGGCTGGGGATCAGGCGGCGATCTTAGACGCTTTGAAGCAGGAAGTCTATGAAGCCCTGGAAGAACTCACCGATTACCGGAAACTGCTGGAGGAGATCAAGGATGCGGACAAGAACAAAACGGGAGAAACCGGAGAAGATCATTAACATTTCCAAAGAAGCGGTTGCGCTGTTTGCCAGGTGTGCGGAGGTTCTGAAGCCGCCGCCCCGGTTGACCCTTTCCCAGTGGGCGGACAAATACCGGATGTTAAGCCCAGAAAGCAGCGCGGAGCCGGGGCGGTGGCATACCGGCAAAGCGCCCTACCAGCGGGAGATCATGGACGCCATTGGGGACCCTCATATCCCAAAGGTAGTAATTAAGAGTGCGGCGCAGATCGGAAAGACCGACATCATCCTCAACGCCATTGGCTACTATATGAAATACGCGCCGGCGCCCATTATGAATATGCAGCCGACCCTTGACATGGGGCAGACCTTTTCCAAGGACCGCCTTGCCCCCATGCTCCGGGACACCCCGGTATTGCGGGACCTGGTGGACACAAAAAGCCGGTATGCCGGAAATACCATCCTGAAAAAGAATTTCCCCGGAGGACATATCACCATTGTTGGGGCGAACAGCCCCGCCAGCCTTGCCAGCCGCCCTATCAAGGTGCTGCTGGCGGATGAGGTAGACCGCTATCCGGGGAGCGCCGGAACCGAGGGGGACCCCCTTCTACTGGCGCAGAAGCGGCAGACTACCTTTTGGGACAAAAAGACGGTGGTGGTAAGCACCCCCGGCAATAAGGGGGTAAGCCGGATCGCCAAGGAGTACGAGGAAAGTACACAGGAGGAGTGGCATGTCCCCTGCCCAGGCTGCGGACACCTTCAACCCCTGGTGTGGGCCAATGTGAAATTTGATAAGGAAAATCCCGGAGGGGATGTCTTTTACAAATGCGAAGGGTGCGGGCAGCTTTTCGGAGAATACGAATGGAAGGCACAAGGTAAATACGGGCGTTTCGTTGCGGCAAATCCGGGCGCGGAGGCCAGGGGATTTCATTTGAATACCCTGGCCTCCACCTTTTGCGGCTGGAAGGAGATTGTGCAGAAATTCCTTTCTGCCAAGAAAGCCTTGGACGAGGGCAACCCGGAGGAGATGAAAACCTGGGTAAACACCGAACTGGGAGAGCCTTGGGAGGAACCCGGAACGCAGTTGGAAAGCGAAGAACTGGTGAGCCGCCGGGAGGTCTACGAGGCGGAGGTCCCGGAGGGCGTACTTGTCCTAACTGCCGGGATTGATGTGCAGGATGACCGCTTTGAGGTAGAAATCGTCGGCTGGGGCGTGGGCAAGGAAAGCTGGGGTATCCGTTACCAGAAGATATACGGCGACCTGCTGAAAGAACAGGTGTGGGAGGACCTGGACGCTTTTCTCCAGACGCCTTTTCACAAGAAGGACGGGACCGCCTTGTATCTGATGGCCGCCTGTATGGACAGCGGCGGACACCATGCGGATAAGGTGTACCGTTTCTGCAAGGACCGGTGGGACCGGCGTATCCTTGCCATCAAGGGCAGGGGCGGCGCGGAGGTCCCCTATATCAGTAACCCAACCACCAACAACCGGGCCAAGGTCCCGCTGTTCATCATTGGGGTGGATGCAGGAAAAGCCCTGCTGTACCAGCGCCTCCGGCATCAAAACCCAAAAAAAGCGGGGCCGAACTACTGCCACTTCCCACTGAACGAGGAGGCCGGGTACAACGAGGACTACTTCATCGGACTGACCAGCGAACGCCAGGTGATCCGGTGGAGAAAGGGGCGCAGCGTTATTGTGTGGGAAGTCAAAGACCGGGCGCATAAGCGCAACGAGCCGCTGGACCTGCGAAACTACGCCACCGCCGCCCTGGAAATCGTAAACCCTGTTTTGCGGCTGCCAGGGGCAGAATCCGGGCGGCAGACTACACAGCGGCGCAAAGGCCGCCGCAGGATTACAGGAGGTATCGGGTAATGGCAATTTTCAGTAAAGAAGTCTGCAAGCAAAAACTGGCCCTTTGGCTGGATGCCGAAAGCCGAGTGGCTACCGGCCAACGCTACCAAATCGGGGACCGCTCCCTGACCAGGGCAGACCTCCGGCAGATTCGGGAACAGATCGAATACTGGGGCGGGAAACTGGCAGAAGCCGAAGCAGAGGAAAAGCATAGGGGCAGGAACCGGGTGTATCGGGCCTTACCCCGTGATGTATAAGGAGGGGATGACATGACAGGAAAAGGATTCTCCGGTCTGCTGGACCGGGCCATTTCTGTGGTCAACCCCCAAGCGGGCCTGCGGCGGGCCGCCGCCCGGAACGCCCTGCGCTTCCTGGACAGCGGCTATGGAAACTATGGAGCCAATACCACAAAGAAAAGTATGCTGGGATGGAATTACTTGGGCGGCGGCTCCAAGGAGGACATAGAGGACCATGTCGATACCCTCCGCCAGCGCAGCCGGGACGCCTACATGGGGGTCCCGGTGGCGACCGCCGCCTTAAAGACTATGCGGACGAATGTGGTCGCCGGGGGACTTATCCCGTCCCCTTCCATCGATGCGGAGTATCTGAAACTCACCGACGAACAGATTGAAACGTTGCAGGCGCAGATCGTCCGGGAGTTTGACCTGTGGGCAGACACCCCCACTTGTGACGCGGACCGTGTGGACAACTTCTACCAGTTGCAGCAGTTGGCCTTTCTAAGCTACCTGATGAACGGGGACGCCATCGCACTGCTGCCCATGAAACAGCGGGCAGGGCAGCCATACCAGCTTTGCATCCGGCTGATCGAAGCGGACCGGGTGTGCAGCCCTGACCTCCAGGATCGCCTTTTCCCCATGGAGGTAAACGGGGCGAGGGTGCAAAGCATCATACAGGGAGTAGAGACCGGCGAGGACGGTGAAGTGCTGGCCTACTGGATATGCAACCGCCACCCCCTGGCGAGCCTTGCCAACCAGAACGGGGCGCTCCGGTGGGACCGGGTGGAGGCACACGGCAAGACCGGGCGGCGGAATGTTCTGCACATGATGGTCCGGGAGCGGGCGGGGCAGCTGCGGGGCGTTCCCCTACTGGCCCCGGTGCTGGAGGCTATCAAGCAGTTAGGGCGGTACACCGATGCGGAGATCATGGCAGCGGTCATTTCCGCTATGTTCACTGTGTTTATTGAGCCTGCATCTCCCACCAACACCAAACCTTTGGGCGAAGTGATCCAGGACGGGGAACGCGTCGATGACCAGGACCAGACGACCATCGAAATGGCGACAGGGGCGATCATCGACCTTAACCCTGGGGAGAAGGTGGAGTTTGCGGACCCGAAGCATCCCAACACCGGGTACGATGTTTTTGTACACGCTATGATAAAGCAGATCGGGGCGGCCCTGGAGATACCCCCGGAGGTTTTGCTAAAGCAATTCACGACAACATACTCCGCCGCCAGGGGGGCGCTTAACGAGTTTTGGCGCACTTGCAGTATGCAGCGGGATTGGTTCGTGTCGGACTTCTGTCAGCCGATTTATGAGGAATGGTTTGCAGAAGCAGTAGCCAGAGGCCGGATCAGGGCCCCTGGCTTTTTCAGTGACCCGGCCATCCGAAAGGCATATACCGGGTGTGTCTGGAACGGACCGGCAAGAACCAACCTCAACCCGGTACAGGAGGTTACAGCGGCGGAAAAGCGGGTGGCTGCCGGATTCTCCACAGCCCAAGAAGAAACGGCCCAGATGACCGGCGGAGACTACACCCGGAACATCCGGCAGCGGGCCATTGAAGCCAGACAAAAGCGAGAGGTGGACGAGATCATAAACCCGCCACAGCGGGCGATAGAAAAGACGGGAGGAAACAACAATGCCTAAAGTGTTCTGGCAGTTTCGCAATTTGGCGGATGGGAAAAAGGCGGAACTGCTTCTTTACGGGAACATCTCCGACACCAGCTGGTGGGATGACGAGGTAACGCCGAAACAGTTTGCAAAGGACCTGGATGGGCTGGGAGCGGTAGACGAGATCACCGTCAGGATCAACAGCGGGGGCGGGGATGTGTTCGCCGCCCAGACCATCGGGAACCTGCTGGAGCAGCACCCGGCGATGGTAACGGCACAAATCGACGGGCTCTGCGCTTCGGCGGCCACGGTTGTCGCCTGTCACTGCAACAAGGTGGTTGCCGCCAACGACAGCACATACATGGTCCACCCGGTCAAGATGGGGATTTGCGGCTACCTGGATGCCGTAAAAATGAACGAGTATATTTCCGCTCTTGCCACTGTCCGGGAAAACATCGTCACCCTGTATGCCAAAAAGACGGGCAGGGAGAAGGAAGAAGTGTCCGGGTGGATGGATGCCACAAGCTGGTGGACAGGCCCCCAGGCAAAGGAAAATGGTTTTGTAGATGAATTGACCCACGATGATAACCAGCACGCCGCGGTGGAAAACCGTAATGGCGTGCTGTTTGTCAATAGCGTGAGTATGGGGCTGCCCTTCGAGGCGGCCCCAGGTTTTTTGCAGGACAGCCTGGCGGCGCCCCCCGCCGCCAGCGGTTTTGAAAATACACAGACCAAAAAGGAGGAAACAGAAGTGGAGATCAAGAACGTGGAGGACCTGCGGAAAGCATACCCTGCGCTGGTTGACCAAATCGAGCAAGAAGCGGCGGAGCGGGCGACCAATGCCGAGCGCCAGCGTATCCGGGACATTGAGGAAATGGCCTTGCCCGGCAGTGAGGAGATGGCAACGGAAGCGAAGTTTGAAAAACCCGTGGCTGCCGCCGAGTACGCCAAGGCCGCCGTGAAGCGGATGAAGGCCCAGGGCGAAGCCTGGCTGAAAAATGCCGAGGAGGACGCGGGGCCCTTGGGAAATGTTGGACAGACCACGCCGCCCAAAGGCGGGGACAAGATCGACGATGAAATGATGGCGGCGATTAGAAACGTTGCCCAGCCGCAGAAGTAAAGGAGGAAAAGACCATGGGCATGGATTTGGCAAGAAAAGATTTTGGCACCACCCCGGAGTATTTCATCGCAGGGGCGACCATCGGGATTGCTAAGGCGGTCAAAGTGGCCGGGGCAGCCATCCCCGCCCATTCCCCTGTCACCCTGGATGGGGATGGGAAACTGGCGGCAGTGACCAAGGCCACCGCTGCCAGTGTATACGGCCTTCTGCCGGAGGCTGCTGTTGCGGAGGAAGAGACCGTGGTGTACCTGTCCGGGGAGTATTTTGCGGACAGCCTGGCCCTCACGGAGGGCGTAACCGCCGCCGATGTGGAGGTCCCCTTGCGGAACATCGGAATTTTCTTGATGTAAGGAGGAAAAAGAATCATGCCAAACGAAGTAAACATTTACGCCCCCAGGTACCTTGCGGAAGTGGTGCGGCTGGCCCCGCCTGTCCATACCTACTTCCGGGACACTTTCTTCACCAATATCCAGACCTTTGCCACCGAGCGGGTGGACATCGACCTGGTAAAAGGCGACCGGAGAATGGCAGCCTTTGTGCATCCCCGGACGGGCGGCAAGGTCATCCCGGCAAGCGGCTACGAAACCAGAAGCTACAAGCCGCCTATGGTAAATCCGGCGGACATCACCACGGCAGATATGCTGATGGAACGGCAGCCCGGAGAGAGTATGTACAGCGGCAAAACACCGGCGCAGCGGGCGGCGGAACGGATCGTGGCGGATTACCAGCGGCTCAATGATGCCGTGACCCGCCGGGAGGAATGGATGTGTGTCCAGGCCATCGTAAACGGCGCCATCCCCGTAGTTGGTGAAGGTGTCAACGAGACGGTGGATTTCGGATTCAGTAATAAGGTCGAACTGACCGGGACCGCCCAGTGGGGTAAGGCATCCGCAAAAATCCTGGACAACCTGGAGGACTGGACAGACAAGGTGCTGACCGAGGGATTTGCCAATGTGGACACCGTCATCATGGGGAAGGCCGCCCTGCGCGCCTTCCTGGCCGACGAGGCGGTGATGAAGGCGCTGGACAACAGACGGGTGGAGATGGGGCTTATCTCCCCCAAAAACCTGCCCAATGGTGTGCGGTATATTGGGCATCTGGCCAAGCCCGATGTGGACATCTACACCTATGCCGAGGTCTACTACGATGATTGGACCGACCCGGCAAACCCGGCGACGAATCCCCTCGTGCCGGACAACAAGGTGATCCTTATCTCCAGCGCGCCACGGTTTGTTATGGCCTATGCCCGGAATACCTACATCGATGACAAGACCGGGCTGTGGGTCACGAGTGAAGGCACCCGCCTGTTCCGCAGCTATGTGGAGCACCGCCCGGACCGCCGCTTCCTGGAAATCCAGGCCAATCCCCTGCCCATCCCCGACAAGGTGGATAGCTGGCTGGTTGCCACCGTCTGCTGATAGCGAGCCTGTCCCCCCGCCCCAAACCGGGCGGGGGCTTTTCCAGAGGAGAGGATGAAAATGGCGCTGTTCGACGTTGTAGACTTAAAGCAGCACTATGGCAACGAGGAGCCGGAGGAGTTTTTGCCAACCTTCAAGGATTATGCTGCGAAGGATATTCCAGATGTGTTTTTCTGCGAGGACGAACACGCAGAGATGCACAACATTGACGGGAAGGATGTATTGGTGGTTCTCCGGGAAGCCACCCTCAAAGAACACAACTCCCACTGGGAGGCGGGGGCAAAGCAGAACTTCGACACCGGGCTTTATACCGCTTTCTCCGTCCTGTATATCCAGGTGAAGGACTACGGGCCGAAGCCGAAGGTGGGAAAGCAACTGGTCATTGACAAGAAGCGCGCCTACTCCATCAAAGCCTGTGAGGAGGAAAGCGGGATTTACCGTATGACCTTAGAGAGGACAAGGCAGTGAGTAATGTAACCTACAACCGGGGAAACTTGACCATCACCTTGGCGGGGCTGGACACGGTGGAAAGGGCGCTGGGAGACCTGCGGCAAAAGACCCCGGCGGCGGCCAAAGTCGCCATCAACGCCACGGCCAGGGAAGCCCGTAAACTGATGATTGCCAGGGCCAAAGCCCGATACGCTGTCAATACGGCGGGCCAGCGGCACTTAAAGGATCTGGTACAGCGGAAGAAAGCCACCAACCGAAGCCTTTTGGCAGAATTACGTATTAGCAGCTTTCGGAATGACCTGGGGTACTTCCAAACCAGCCCGCCGGTCCCAACCCACTTTACAGGCAGGAATTGGAGGAAAGGCCCCAGCGTTTGGAGGGGAAAGGTCCTCAAAGCGGAGGAGATGAAACCGCTCCCCGGAACCACTGGCCGGGCAAAGGCTTTTCTTGCCGAATTTGCCAGCGGCCATGTTGGAATGGTACAGCGTGTCATCGGCTCCAGCAGCAGCCACACCACCACCAAGAGCGGCGCCCCCAGGTGGAGGAACCGGGAGGGTAAGGTAGAAAAGCTGGTAACGCTGGGAAGCCCCAGCGCCACCGCTATGCACAGCACTATTTGGCCGTATGTAGAGCCGGAGGTTGAAGCATACCTCCTGGACCGGCTGGATAGCCAAGTGGAAAAGCTGATCGCCAAGGCCAAGGCGGGGAGGGGCTGATATTGGAGGAGACAGCGGATGAAGAACTATATGGAGGCGGTAAAGAAGGAGGGCGTTGGAAGAACCGCCCAGCTTTGCCACGACGCCCTGGTGGAAATGTTGAAGGAGTTGTTTGAGGGGAAAAAGTACAGCGGGCAGGAAGGGCGAAAGCCCCTCCAATTCTTTCAGCAGGACCTCCCAATACCGGAGAACGATGACGAGGACGTGGACACCGATATAGCAAACTCCCCCTACATTGTGGTACGGATGACCGGAGGAAGCATCAAAGACGATGACAGTCCACAAACGGTAGAATTTAGCCTCATTATCTGCACCTACGACAACGGGAAAAACCGGGAAGGATTCCGGGATGTGGCAAATATCAAAGAGGATATTGTCCAGCGAGTTTGCAGCGCTCCCTACTTTGGGGGTGCTTTTACTATTCTGAAACCCATCGCCTGGGCCTTGCAGCAGGATGACACACACCCATACTACTTTGGGGCTTGTACTCTCCTCTGCACCGCACCGGCGATGACCCAGGACACAGAGTTAGAAAGGATGCTGTAAAAATGAAAGGAAGAAAGGAAACCGTGGCCCAGGAAACCATGGAGGCTATGGAAGGTGCCAAGCAGGAGCAGAACATGGAACGGGAGATCACCTTCCCCGACCCCTGTGTCTACTGCGGCCCCTCTGTAAAGGGGGTAGCGAAGCAATACACCGTTTACACTGGGGGAAACGTCCCTGGGCCGTTGCGGGATTTTGTACAGCAGCACCCGGCAGCGCGGGGGCTGGTCGTTGCCATCGGGCGCTTTGCCAAGATGCGCCAGCGGCTGGAGACCCCCGGAACGGCAGAAGCCATGCTGTTTCAGAAGGTCAAATCTGAACTGTAAGGAAGGAGCAAAACAATGGCAAGTATCTATGAGCATGGCATTTACACAAAAGAGCAGCCCACCGGTATGGTGGCCCCCGTTATGGGGACCGCTGGCTTGCAGGTGATTGTGGGGACCGCCCCGGTACATATGCTGGCGGACCCGGCGGCGGCGGTAAACAAGCCCCTGCTGGTGCAGAGTTACAAGGAAGCGGTGGCCACTGTGGGGTACAGCGACGATTTTGCCGCCTTCACCCTCTGCGAAAGCATCAGTGCCAATTTCAGCGTGGTGGGGGTGGCCCCTCTGGTGCTTATCAATGTCTTGGACCCTGTAAAGCACAGCACGGACCTGACGGAAACCACCGTACCGGTAAACAGCGGTGTGGCAGTGGTGGCCGAGACTGGCGTTTTGCCGGACAAGCTGGTGGTCAAAAGCGGGGATGTGGAACTGGCAAGGGATACTGACTACATCACTGCGTGGGGCAGCGATGGGGCCATCAACATTGTACTGGTGGAAGGCGGGACTGGGGATGGCGCAACCGTCCTGACCATCACCGGGAAAAAGCTGGACCCCGGCAAAGTCACCGCCGCAGATATTATTGGCGGCGTGGACATCGCTACCGGCGATGAAACCGGCCTGGAGGTTATTCGCCAGGTGTATCCCAAGTTTGGCCTGACCCCAGGCATCCTGCTGGCCCCCCGATTCAGTGCTGACCCTGCGGTTGCGGCGGCCCTCCAGGCTAAAACCAAGGAAATCAACGGTGTATACAGGGCGGTCTGCATTGTAGATGTGGACAGTACACAGGAAGGGGCAACCAAGTACACTGACGTGAAGGAACAGAAGGAGAAGCAGGCCCTCACCGACCCAAATGCCTACGGGGTGTGGCTTTACGGCAAAGTGGGAGAGACGTTGTACAGCGGCTCCACTCTGGCCGCCGCTTTGACCGCCTACACCGATGCTGTGAATGACAACACCCCCCATGTCAGCCCCAGCAACAAGACCTTGGCGATCTCCGCTGCCTGTCTGGCGGACGGGACGGAGGTTCTGCTGGACCAGGAGCAGGCCAACATGGTCAATAGTTTCGGGATTGCGACCTTCCTTAACATGAACGGTTTCCGGTTGTGGGGGAACAACACCGCAGCCTATCCCGGCAACACCGACCCTAAAGACAGATGGTTCCCTGTCCGGCGGTTCATGAATTGGGCCGCCAATAGCTTTATCCTCACCTACTTTCAGCGGGTGGACAGCCCGATGAACCGCAGGCTGATCGAGGCGATCGTGGACAGCGAGAACGTCCGGGGCAACGGCTTTGTGGCGCGGGGTGTCTGCGCCAGGTACGAAATCGAATACCGGGAGGACGAAAACCCCACCACTGACTTGCTGAATGGGAAGATCACGTTCCATCAGTACATTACCCCGTACACCCCGGCGGAAAACATCCAGGACATCATCGAATTTGATCCCAATGCGCTGGCGGGCGCCCTGGCATAAGTGAAGGAGGGAAAAACAGGTGATTAGCAATAACTATATCCCGGAAAAGATCAATGACGCCAACATCTATCTTGCCGGGGACAAGATGATCGGCACCACGGCGGAACTTGAACTGCCGGAGGTCAAGATGAAAACCGGCACGGTGGAGGGCATGGGCATTAGTGGTGAGATTGACAGTCCCACCATCGGGCAGTTTGAGAGCATGGAGCAGACCATCAACTTCAACACCTTGTACAGCAGCGCCATGGATATGCTTAGTCCGCTGAAAACGGTGGAACTCACTATCCGGGCGGCCCAGCAGGTCTACGATAAGGAGGGCGGCTACACCTTCAAGGGCCTTCGGGTGGTGGAGAGGGGCCGCGTGAAAAACTTCAAGCCCGGCAAGGTCAAGAAGTCCGAAACTATGGACGCTTCCATCACCATCGAACTGACCTACATCCTGATCGAAGTGGATGGGTCTGTGATGCTGGAGATTGACAAACTTAACGGCGTCTATAGGACCAACGACACCGATATGTTAGCGGAAGTCCGCGGGTTGACCTGACAACGAGAAAAGACCGCTCCGGTTATGCCGGGGCGGTCGTGTTTTAGAAAGGAGTTGCCAAATGGCAGAAGCAATTAAATTGGAAATGGCAGAGGGGACTTTCGACACTGCGGCGGAGGAGCGTAAGAATGTGATCCGCTTGAAAAAGCCCTACAGTTTTGAGGGCGTGAAGTACCAGGAGATCGACCTTTCCGGTCTGGACCAGCTGACGGTAAAGGATGCGGTGGATGCCCAGCGGCAGCTTTTTGGCGAGGGGGAAATTGCCACCGCCACCATCTGTGAGACTACCACCGCTTTTGCCAGGACGATTGCGGCAAAGGCAAGTGGTAAGCCCATCGAGTTTTTCAAGATGATGCCGCGTTCCGCTACAGCCCTGGTATCCCGGACGGTGCGGGCTCATATGAACACCGAGAACAGGACCGAAAACCATGTCCTGTACCTGGAGCAGCCCTACAGTTTCAAGGGGAAGGAGTACACCGAAATCGACCTTGCCGGTTTGGCCGATCTGACCTGCATGAACGAAAGTGAGGCAGAAAACAGGATGGCGCGGGAGGGTTTTATGGTTGTTGAGACCTCCTTTAACTACCTGTATGCCTGCTGCATCGCCAGTATGGCAACAGGTCTGCCGGAGGAGTTTTTCACCGGTCTGCCCATTCGGGAACTGCTGAAACTGAAAAACGAGGTAAACAACCCGGATTTTTTCGAGTAAAGGTCCAGGCGAAAGACCTGCGAAGGGCAGCTATTCGGTTGTCGACCATCACAGGGGATCGACTGGAATTTTACTTGAAAATGACCATTCGGGATTTCGTCGAGTTAAACAATGAGGTGGCGGAGGCATGGCAAAAAGCAAAGCGTTAGAACTTAGCATCCATATTGCCGGGAGGGTGGACAAAAGCCTGATGGCGTCCATCAACACCACCCAAAACCAACTAAGCAATCTTGCACGAAATATGAGCCAAGTGGGGACTGCTGGGATTGCGGCGATGGGAGCCCTTGCCACTGGGACTGTGATGGCGATTTCCTCCTGCACCAAGGAGGCAGAGAAGTTTGCCAATGGTATGGGCGACGTCGTGAAGTATGTGGACGGTTTGGCTGATAAGACCGGGAAAATCGACACGACAAAGTACGCAGAAATGTCCAGAGCCATCCGGGACCTTTCTACTCAAATTCCATATACTCAAGATGAATTGCAAAAACTTGCTGCATCGGCAGGCCAGTCCGGGAAAAAAATGGACAACCTGTTTCGCTATGACCGCCATGGAAATATTTCCGGTTTCCTGAAAGATGTTGCAATCATGGGAACCGCTTGGGACATTGAAGCGGAAAAAGCGGGAGACTGGGCGGCGAAGTGGGAAGTTGCCCTAAACATGACACACGATAAAGTAATGACCCTGGCAAACCAGATCAATTACTTAGGCGCCAACAACGCAACCACAGCGGCAGAGATCGGTGAAGTGGTAAACAAGGTTGCCAGCTTTGGGCAGGTTGCCGGGATGCTGCCGGACGATACGGCGGCCCTGGCAACCGCCCTACTGGCGATGGGTGTTCATGTGGATGTGGCATCAAGTTCTATAAACCGGATGTACACAAACCTGAATAAAGGCTCCAGCGCAACAAAGGCCCAAAAGGAAATGTGGAAGTCTATGGGGATGACCGCAGAGGGTGTGGCGCTGGGGATGCAGGAAAATGCCACAGAAACATTGAAAAGTGTCTTTACTGCAATACGAAACCTGCCAAAGGAAAACCAAGTTGCTGCCCTTAGTACCCTGCTGGGACAGTGGGCGATCCAGGCGGGAGGCAAACTGACAACCAACCTGGAAGCGTTTGTAAAGGCGCTGGACCAAGCGAATGATCCGGCAAACTACGACGGGAGCATGATGCGGGAGTTTATTATCAAAGCAGATACGCCGGAGGCGGTGGACACCATGCTCAAAAGCTCTATCAGCGCCTTTGCCGGAGAAATCGGGGATAGCTTCATACCCGCCAAAAAGGCCATGAGTTTGGCGGTGATAGATTTTATTAGAATCCTGCGAAACGATATGCCGCAGATTCAGCAGATTGCCGAAACCTGGGGCACACTGTTTAGCCAAGGAGTAACGATCGCAGGGGAGGCGATGCAAACATCCCTGCCGTATATTCAGCAGGGACTTGATTACCTGATGAACAATGGCCCACAGGTAGTTTCCGTCCTAAAGGGGATGGCAGCAGCTTTTGTTGCGATGAAGTTTTCTCCCGTCCTGGAAAGGCTCCTGGGCGGGGCGGGAAGCCTTTTGTTTGGTACTACAGGTACCAGAGGCGGGAGCCAATCCGGCGGCCTGCTGGGGGCGGTGAAGGGGCTGTGGGACAGCGGACATACAACAGCCGCCGGAATTGATGCTGCCTTGCGGCAAGGAATAACAACAGGACAGCAAGCAGCGGGGATAACCGATGCCGGACGCTGGGCGAAGGCGCGGGCCGGAGTAACCGGCACACTGGCGTCCTTGTGGAATTTTGGGGGAATCACCAGCAAGAACATCGGAAAGCGGGATGCGGCATGGAACAATATCAGTGCAACTGTAAGGGCTGCCATTGATCCCAAAAGCGCAGTTGCCAGCAGCGGCATCGGCAGATACTTCGGCGGAATCAAGGGCTCCTGGGACAATTTGCTAAATACCGGCATAGGTGGTGGTATTGCCAAAGGTGTTGTGGGGACCGGCGGGGTTGCAAAAGAAATTCTTTCCGGCATCTCCCAAGCTACTGGATTGACCGATTTGGTCAACGGGACTTTAGGGCTTGCCAAAGGTAGCACAAACTGGGTCGCTGGCAAGGCTGGAGGCGCCATGTCTGCCATCATGGGCAGCCCCCAAGCAAAAGCTATCGGAGGCGCAGCCGGAGCAGTAGGGAACTTTGCCGGGCCAGTGCTGGGAGAAATTGGAAGTTTCGCCAGTGCAGGAGCAGGGCTCCTGGGAAGTGTTTGGGGCCCTATGGCCGCTGGTTTTGGCAGTTTGTTTACCGGAGTTGTTCCGATTATCGGTGCAATTTCCGCCGTTATTGCTATCGTTAGTATACTGGGGGACCACCTGGAGGATATTCGGGGGATCGTCGGGAACATCTTTGGGGACAGTGGCCTTGCGGTATTTGACAGTTTTACCGGGAAACTCCAGGAAGTAGGCGGATTCATTTCCGGCCTGTTTGGAGAAGGAGGCGTCGCAAACGCCCTGGCCCCCCTGCGGGAAAACATCCTCCAGATGTTTGGACCAGAAGCCGGGGCCGCTTTTGACGGACTGACCGGGATTTTACAATCTGTTATGGGGGTGGTAGGGCAGATCGTTTCCTTCTCGACAGGGACGGTAAAGCCCATCATCCAGGACAGTTTCAGTTTTATTACTGAAACTGTTATGCCCATTCTACTGCAAACCTTCACCGACGCCGCCCCGTATATCGCCACTATCATCGACGGTTTGGGAACCGGGATTATGGCAGGTATGCAGACGATTGGAATGGTGATACAAGCGGTTATGCCTATCGTTCAAGGGCTGATAACCGTTTTCTTGAAGGTTGGAAGCGTGGTCATTCCGGCCCTGCTGGCAGGAGTAAGCGTATTTGCCACTGGTATCGGGAACATCATGGGCTTCATCCAGGGATTGTTCAGTGGCCTTATCGTCTTCATTACTGGGGTATTTACAGGCAACTGGAGACAGGCGTTGGATGGGGTAAAGCAGATATTCGGCAACGCATTTTCCGCCCTGGTGGAACTGTGTAAAACCCCTATCAATGCAGTGATCGCCGTTATCAACGGGATATTCGGGAAACTGCGGGGTATCAGTTTTACTGTACCGGAATGGTCCCCCTTTGGCGGAGGTACGGAAATTGGTTTTGGTTGGCTTCCGACCTTGACACCCCTTGCCAAGGGCGGCTTTACCAACGGGCCAAGTTTGGCCGGAGAGGCAGGCCGAGAGGCTGTCATCAGCTTCCAGCGGGGTGTCCGGGGGCAAAACATCGCCACTTGGATGCAGGCAGGCCGGATGCTGGGAATCAGCGAGATAGAAGCCTCCAAGGCTGCCGGTGTGCAGCTGAAAGAGATCGATGCTCCTATCACCAGGGGAGGCCCTGGCGGCGGGCAGATCGTCTTTGCGCCCCAAATCAACATCCAGGGCAACGCCGACCGTACTGTTATCGACCAGGCCCTGGCAGAGGCCGAGGCCAGGTTCCGAACCTGGTACGAGGAGATGGAGCGGCAGAAGGAAAGGAAGAAGTATTGAGTGGGATACACGACCAAAAGCGGTGACACCTGGGATACCATCGCCAGGGAGGTTTACGGCAGCGAATATTATGCGGACCACTTAATGGCGGCAAACCATGGGCAGATCGGGACCTTCATTTTTAGTGCCGGGGTGGTGCTTTCCACCCCGGCACTGCCCGATGCAAAGAGCGGCCACCTGCCGCCCTGGAAGTTTGAAGCGGAGGCAGACTGATGACCGAGGGAAGAAGCATCACACTGGATGTACAGTATAGTACCGTCTACGAAACCGAAATACCGTCTACGGACGGACAGCCGGGCGCAGGCGGCGCAAGCGGCGGAGGCAACTGGAAGGCGGGGGATTCCGTCGTCCTCCAGAATGTCCCCTTCTACTATGCCAGCACCTCCGCCGGGCCCAGCGCCTACAAAAGCGGGACCTTCTACTTTTACGATGGGCTTTGCGTCAACGGGCGCTACCGGATGACCATTTCTGCCGACCGGTGCGGTAAGAAGCCCATTCCGGTGAATGTCACCGGTTGGGTACGGGCGGAGGACTGCGGGGCCACCGGAGAAAACACAGGCGCAGGCGGCACAAAAAAGCGCAGCGTCACCAAGGCGGTAAGGCAGGTGGAGGGAGATGTGTTAAGCCTGTCCTACACCGACAGCGCAGCGGACGAGAGCGACAGCGTGGATATTACGCTGAACGCCGAGGATGACCAGTGGCTTGGGGGATGGATGCCGGAAAAGGGGGCCACCCTCCGCCCCAGGATCGAAGGACAAAACTGGGAACGGGAGGGGGACCGCAGAAGGATACGGTGCGGCCTGTTTACCCTGGACGATATAAACTATAAGGATACCTCCTCAACCTTGCGGATGGGGGGAGTGTCCAAGCCAAGCGACACCAACTTTAGCGAGGCGGACAGGAAAACCACCTGGAAAAACACCAGCATCCGGCGGATCGGGGAAGTCATCGCCGCCCGGTATGGGCTGGCTTTCTCCTTTGATGCAGAGGACCACGAGATCGAATGCGACGAGCAGGACGGGACGGACAGCAGTTACTACAACGCCCTCTGTAAAAACTACGGGCTAATACTAAAAGTCTACGCCCGGAGTATGTGGGTGTATGACCGGGAGGCGTACAAACGCAAGCGCCCAGTAAAAACCATTGACCGGTCCGAGATCATTCGTGGGAGTTTCAGCTATACTACAACCCTTTCCGGGACCTTCACCGGGGGCGACTTTTGCTATACAGACCCGGATAAGGACTGTGACATTGTTTGCAGTATTGGGGGCGGAAGCCATATCAAGACCGTCAATCAGCGGGCCACCAGCGTCCACGATGCGGCTGTCCAACTGTGTGCCGCCCTGAACAACGCCAACCATGGAACGACCAAGATAAAGTTTTCCCTCCCTGGGGAGTGGACCGTAAGCGCAGGGAATAACATCCGGCTGACCGGCTACGGCGGGGAGATCGGCGGGAAATACTTTGTGGACCGGGTAACGCACCGGGTAACAAGGAGCGGGGGGTTTACCAGCGACCTGGAGTGCAGCAAAGTGGAGGCCGCCTTCCATTACTGGGACGTGGGCGGGAGCATCGAGTACAACGCCGGAGAGGAAGAAAGCGGCGAGGACTACAGCAGTATGTACGAAGAAACCAGCCCGGCGGCCAATGCGGCAAGCGCAACGGCGGGGGCCGTGGCCGGGGGTGCGGCGGTACTGACCAACGCCCCTTTCTATGGGGCGAGTGCTTCTCCAGAACCGGCCTGTTACAAAAGCGGGACCTTCTACTTCTACGATGGCGTCTTGGTGAACGGGCGCTACCGGATGACCATTACCGCCGACCGGTGCGGCAAGCTGCCTGTTATGGTGAATGTCACCGGCTGGGTTCCGGCCAGCTTTTGCGCCGCAGGGGACGAAAAGAAAACAGACCTGTAAGGGGGCAGACTATGGCAAGCGTTGTGAGAACCGGCAGGGTAAGCGCCATTGATTACAAGCGCGGGACCTACCAAGTGACCTACTACGACCGGGGACAGAGCGTGACACAAACCATCAACGCTGTGTCTAACGGAGAATACCGGATGCCGGAGATCGGGCAGATTGTCTCGGTACAGCACAACAGCAACGGTCAAGCGGCAGGGAGCAGCATGGGAACCGTCTGGAACCACTCCAACCGCCCGGCGGAGGGCTTCCGGGGCCTGTACCGGAAGGAATACGGGAGGAAGAAGGGGCAGGCATACTGCCGGTACGATGACAATACAGGGGTATTTGCCCTGTACATAGATAAGCGGATCACCCGGATATGCAACGGGGAGATTTACGACGAGGCAAAAGGCGCGGCCAGCTTCGTTGCCAAAAAGCAGATGCAGTTAAAGAGCGCCGAAAGCAGTGTCAGTATCCAGGCAGAGACCGGGGCGGGAATCAATGCAGGGAAAAACATCACGTTAGAGGCCGGACAGGTTATTAGCCTGGAGGCAGGCGGAACTATCAGCCTTTCCGGCGAGGAATTGAAAATTGCCATCAGCGGGGCGGAAATCACCATAGACAAAACGACTGGCGGGATCACCATTAAAAGCCCAACCAAAATCGAACTGCGGGCGCCGGTCATCCAGGAGATCAGGGGGTAATGGTATGGCAGTGGGCAGTTTTATGGGACGGGTCTTTACCGTCAGCGACAGCCGGATATTTACTCCTTCGGGCCTGCGGGGAAGCAGTGGGAGCGACTGGGCCACCCATGAACTGATAGGTGAAAAGGCCAGGAGCCAGTGGGTGGGCCCAAAACTGCGTAGCTACACCTTTGACATTCTTCTTCGGGCACAGGATGGAGTGGCCCCCCGCAGCACTTTGGAATACCTCCAAAGAATCGCAGAGAGTGATAAGGTAGACTGGTTTGTGGTGGGCGGTGTACCGCTGTCGCCCCATCCCTTCCGCTTGGTGAATATCACAGACGAGTGGGATGTTGTGCTGAACGACGGGGTGCTGATCTCCTGCAAAGTGGGGATAACCATTGAAGAATACCTGTAAAGGAGAAATGGGAAATGATTTTGGCCGATAGCCCGACTGTCCAAATCGAGCCTGGAGCAGTGAACGAAAGCACCATCAAGGAGGTATACCGGAACCTACTGGTACTGTATGGAACCAGAGCCGGGGAACAGGCCCTTGACCGGGACTTTGGAATAGATGCCAATATCAACGACTGTCCCCAAGAAAGCGCCCAGGCCCTCCTTGCAGCGGAGTACATAAGGAAAACGCAACGGTACGAGCCACGGGCAAGGGTGGTCCGAGTGGAGTGGATCGGCGGCGGGGAGCCGACGGGAGCGATGACACCAAAGGTGGTGATACAAATTGGCTAACATCCGGGAACTGGCAAATGTACCGGAAATCAGTTTTATTGAGGGCTTGACCCTGGAGGAAACAGAGGCCCTGGTACTGGAGCAGTACAGGCGGACATACAAAGCGTTGACAGGAAAAGATGCTGAACTGGGCGAGGCAGATTCCAGGAGGCTGCTTATCAAAGCGTTTGCCCTGGTGGAATACCAGACAATGCAGTATATCGAGGCGAAGGGCCGGATGGAACTGCTGAAAACCTCCACTGGGGACGCCCTGGATAACCTTTCTGCCCTTTTCGGGATATACCGGAAGGGGGCGGAAAAGGCAAAGTCCACCCAGCGTTTTATCCTTTCGGAGCCAAGGCAGGAGATCGTGGCTATCCCGGCGGGAACACGGGTAAAGACAAAAAGCGGGAAATACTTCAACACCATGGACTATGCCGAGGTAACACCGGGAACTGACCATGTGGATGTGATGATCCAGGCAGAGGAAGCCGGGGCGGGCAGCAGCGGGATCATGGCCGGAGATATTGATACCCTGGTGGACCCTATCCCCTATGTGGCGTCAGTAGAAAACATTACGGAGAGCGCCGGGGGGCTGGATACCGAGGACGACACCAGCCTGACCGAAAGAACCTACTTGGCACCAAGTAAGTACAGCTACGCCGGGCCAAAGGATGCCTATGAATACTTTGTGCGGGAGTGGCGGACCGACCTGGAGGATGTACAGATCACCAGCCCCTCCCCTTGCGTGGTGGAAATCTATGTTGTAATGGCCGGGGGGAGACTGCCCAACGAAACCGAGCGTGAGGACCTGGAGCGGTACATCAACGGGGAGAGCATCCGTCCCCTGTGCGACCAAGTGATTTGCACAGCGCCGGAGGAGGTGCCCTATACCATTACGGCCACCTACTGGATCGGGGAAAGCGACCAGAAAAGCGCCGGGATGATCCAGGAGAAAGTATTGGCAGCAGTAAGCGGCTTTGAAGCCTGGCAGCGGAAACTGGGACGGGATATAAACCCCAGCGAACTGATTGCCAGGATTCGGGGGGCGGGCGCAAAACGGGTAACTCTGACCGCGCCAGGGGATATAGTGGTCCCCAAGACAGGGCTGCCGAAATGCACGGAAACGATACTGACCTATGGGGGGCTGGAGGATGACTAAGAGCCTGCGGGAAGCGATGGTTACAGATGGCATCCCCCGTGTGGTGGCGGCCCAAGCGTGGGCGCAAGCCTTGGCGATTGCCCTTGGAACTGTACATAAAAAAACCATGGACTATGCCGACGGGAGCCAAATTTACACCGCCCTGGACGATGTGCCGGAAAAGGTGCTGGATGCCCTGGCCGTAAGCTGGAAGATAGACTGGTACGACACCGCCTACAGCACCGAACAGAAGCGCCGGATCGTGAAATCGGCCTTGACGGTGCGCCGCCTGATGGGAACGGTGGAGGCCGTAAAACTGCAAGTAGGGGCCATTTATCCGGGTACAACGCTGGAGGAATGGTTTCAGTATGACGGAACGCCGGGGTGCTTCCGGCTGAACGTCAACCTGACCGATGAATCCATTATTCCCCCGGTGGTGATGCAAAGTCCGGCGGCGATCGAAAAGAAAATTGTCACTGCCAAACGGTGGAGCGCCCACCTGGAGGGGGTGGACTACTGGGAGGAAACCGAAGCGGCTGTCTGCGCCGGAGGATACGCTGCCATGAGCGCAACATTGGAGATATGGCCGGAATTGACCGAAAGCCTGGAGGTAACAGGTGGGGCCGGAACAGATGCCCTGTCCGCTACAAGGCAGATTATTGAAATCTACCCAGGGGAGGAAATGGGATGAAAGAAACAGTGGTCGCAACCAGGGATAGCCGAAAGTACAAAACCATTGTCACCGATTTAGGCAAGGAAAAGATCGCTTCCGCAACAATAGAGGGGGCGAAGGTAAACATGGTCACGGTGGTTGTGGGGGATGGTGGCGGAACCTACTACATCCCCACTGCCGATATGACAGAATTACGGGGAGAGCGTTGGCGGGGGAATATTGCACAGAAGCGTGTAAACCCCGATTCTCCCAACATGATCGAAATCAGAGCGGTGATCCCCAGGGATGTGGGGGGCTTTACCGTGCGGGAAGTCGGGGTACTGGACGACAAAGGGGACTTGATTGCAGTTTGCAATACCCCGGATACGGAAAAGGCCGTGATTCTGGAGGGAATTGCGGCTACACTGACCATCGTAATGCGGATCGTTTTTACCGATTCCGCGATGGTGGAGTTTGTGGTGGACCCAACCGTGGACCCTGTACCCCGCGAGGAGTTTGATGAACTCCAGGAGGCCCACCACAAGCTCCTGCGGGAAATCGTGCAGGGCGAAGTCACCGCCAACCTGGCAACCAACACCGGGGAGGCCATCACCACACAGGACGGAACGGCCATCGTTGCCGTTAAGAAAATATAAGGAGGAACACCATGAACATTAAAACGAGCGAAC